GGTAGACCTTCTCCGCGTCCTCGAGCATCTTCTCGCCGATCTGCACGGCGAGGTCGTGGAACTCCTCGCGGCCCATCGGCACGGCGCCCGGCGACGGGATGCCGCACGAGCCCATTGCGCCGCCCGGGCCGGCGCCCGCGGGGCCCTGGCCACCCGGCGCGACTTCCTGGGCGACCTGCTGGACCTGCGTCATGACCTCGATGGCCTTCTGCAGCGCCTTGTTGGCGATCGCCTGCTTCATCGGCATCGGCAGGTCGGGGACCGGCGTGGTGTCCAGGCCCCACGGCTGGTCGCCGACGGGGAGGATCACCTCGCGGATCCACGCGCTGCCGGCGCGGCACTTCGTCTCGGTCAGGTCGGCCCAGACGATGTTCAGGCCGCCGTTGTTCTGCATCTGCGCCAACTGCGCCGCGCTGTACACGCCACGCCGCGCGCGCAGGCAGGCGAGCAACTTCTGGTCGATGGCGTTCATCTTGGCCAGCTTGTTGCGGCCCCAGGCGGCACGCACGTGCCCGGCCAGCGCTGTCCAGGTGTCCTCCTCGAGCACTGTCGGCTCGGGAGGCTTCTCAGGCTCGCGGTTGATGAGCTCCTGCAAGCCCAAGCGGCGCACCAGTGGCCGCGCCTGCGGCCCCGTGGAGACCGCGGGCGCAGATCCTTGGCGGGCGGATTGCGCGGGGAGCATGTCGGGGCGGATTATGCACGCCTGACAGCGCAATGAAAGGAAGCCCGCCGCGAGTTGCGTCGGGGCGGGCTTGAAAGGCGTCTACTGGCACGCCAGGAGGAGACGAGCAATGGACAAAGAGCAGGGCTGTGAACCCATCATCGCGGCAACCGCGCTGGTGCTGCCAGTGTAGCAAAGGTTGGGGCGGCCGGTACTGATCTCCGGCTTTGCGGCGATAGGCGTGCTGGTGAAGACGCCTCGTTTTCCTGACCACTTGCGACCTAACCATACTCATCTCGGCCGCTACACCCGCTTCGTATCGCTACACCGGGTGATCTCTCGCTCGCACGATTCGCGCATCAGCCTGCGCATGCGCCCCGCGCGAGTGTACTACCTAGACCACACGACCGTGCGGCGTTGCACAGGGCGCACCTTCGCGAGCACGACTTTCCGGTCAATGAGGTCGGGCACGAAGGACAGGGCCAGGCTGTCGGCACGGTCGGGAGACCGCTTGCCCTCGCGCTTCAAGTCCTTCTTGCTCTGCAACTGGATGCGGAACCGCGCATCGTAGCCGTAGTCCAGCGACGTGAGGTCATCGGACAACTGGTCGTCGTCGGGGATCTGGCCGTGCTCGAGGAAGTCGCGCATGCGCCCCCAGCACTCGCTGCGCTGGTTGAAGAACTGCTTGTCGTCCTTGGCCGGCTGGCCCCACTGCACGGCGATCAGGTGCGGGAGACCCGGCATGCGGCGCAGCGCGCTGTCGAGGTCCGCGCCGTTGCCGATCGCGTCGTACGCGATGCACATGATTGCTCCCGGCTCAACGTGGATTTTGTCGTCACGTCCCTGGATGCGCACAATCTCGAAAATCTTGCCGGCCAGGTCCACGCCGTCGAAGCCCGACAGGGCGATCTGCCAGTACACCCGGTAGCCCTGACGCAGGGTGATGACGCTGAAGTCGTCGCCGAAGCGCGCCGGGTCGACCGCGAGGATCTTCGGGTGCACGCGGTAGCTGAGTGGGTCGAGCCGACGGCGCCGGGCGTTGTTTACGAGTTCCGGGCTGATGAAGTTCGCGTAGCCGGCGCGCGGGAACATGCCGCGCACGCGCACCCGCACGAAGTCGCTGTCCTCGCCGTACTCATCGACCCACGCCTGGATCTGCTTCTTGTTGGTCGTCTTGACCGTGCGGCTGTCGACCTGCGTGAAGTGGTTGTGGCTGCGCTCGCGGTTGCGCACGGGTGGCTGGCCGACCTTGCACACCCAGCCAGCCTCTGAGCAGTTCCTGAAGAACCGGCCGCTGGTCTTCGTCGGGTTGCCGTAGCGCACCCAGATGATCTGCGTGTCGGCGTCGGTGAGTGCGCCCTCGGTCACTTCCCAGATCTTGTCGTCGATCGCGGAGGCCTCGTCGAAGACCACGAGCACGCGCTTGCCCTTGTTGTGCAAGCCAGCGAAGGCTTCCGTGTTCTCCTTGCTCCACGTGGCCTGGTCCAGGCGCCACTTCTTCTGCCGCTCCTCGTCGTTGGCGATGAAGATGGCCGTGGCCGTGAGCGTGAAGAGCGGCTTGGCAATGAACATGCCGTACCACTTGGCGAGCTCGGCCCAGGTCTTGCCGCGCAGCTGGTCAGCCGTGTTCGCGGTGACCACGCCACGCGTGTCCTCGTGCGTGCTGATGGCCCACAGGATGAGCCACGACACGAGGGCCGACTTCCCGACCCCGTGGCCGCTGGCCACGTCCTCCTCCACGACCGCGGCGGCGGCGCCGCCGGCGGTCAGCTTGGCGCCGATGCGCTCGAGTTGCTCGCGCTGCCACGTGTCGGGGCCGGTCTCCGTCTCCAGTTCCGAGCCGCGCTCGCCCCACGGGAAGGCCCACATGACGAACCCGTACGGGTCGTTCGTGAACCGCGCGAGGTCATCAACCACAGCGTCAAGCGGCGTGCCCATCAATGCCACGTTCCCCAGAGTCGCCATGCGCACCGGCACTCGCAGGCCACTGAGCAGGCCCAGTCCGTTCTGGTTGATCGCGTTCGGGTCGAGCGGGACGGGCTTGCCGAACCGAGCGCGCTCCTCGGGCGGCAGGTCGTGCAGCGTGCGCCGCACGAGGATCTTCGGGTCGCGGCCGACGTAGGGGGACGCGAGCCCGTCGGCCCGGGGCGGCAGATCAGACTCAGCACGGACGAAGGCTGTCGGCGCGGGACGCTTCGGTGGCGCGGGGGTGGGCTTGGGCGGGCGACCCCGCTTCGCTGCGCGCGCCACCGGGAGGGATCAGCACTCGTGCGCGCCCATGAGGACCGGCATCGGGTCCGTGGCGAAGCCCTCGGCGGCGGGCACGGCCGCGCGCTGCTTGGCCGGCATGGCGGCCGAGACCTTGGCGTTGCGGATCGCGCCGGTGGCGGCCGAGGCGCTGCGGGCCTGGCCGATGCCGGTGGCCTGGTCGCGGAAGCGGGCCGGGGGCACGGCGCGCGCCGGGTGGGTCTTGTCACCATAGTCCATGGGGGTCTCCTTCGGCCGCGGCCGGCTGGGGGGTGAGGGTGGAAGTGGCCGCAGGGGCGGCTGGAGCGGATGGTACGACCTCGGTCGAGGTCGAGTCCACGACCTGCCGCGGCTGCACGATCCGCGCGTCCTCGACGTCGTCGGTGGGGCTGAACGCGCGCCGGCGCCCCGCCTTCAGTCGGTCGGCCAGCGCCGCGGCAAGTGCGCTCACCCCGTCGCCCTCGTCGCCGACGATCTTGAAGTGCTTGGCGAGAAGCCCCAGGGCCGCCATCTTGTCCGCGCGGCGCACCTTCGTGACCGTGATGGGCACGGCCGCGTCGCCCTTGCCTTCCCACTTCGTCTCGTAGTCCACCGCCACGACGGTCGCTGCGACGTCGTCGGGCAACTGGTTCAAGGGGAGGGCGTCGCCCGTGATCGGGTCCACGAGGTCGTCGATGCGCTGCATCGCCACGCGCTTCAGTTCCCGCAGCACGTCCTGCGCCGTCAGGTCCACGTCCTCGAACTGCTGCTGCACGAGGACCGTGATCCGCTCGGCCAGTTCGGGGTGGCGCGCGATCATGGCGCGCGGATTGGCGCCCCCGAGCTCAGCGACCGCTGCCGCCCGGCGCATGTTGCGCGTGCGCGCGTACTCCTGCGCGAAGACCTCGTGTCGCGGGTTGGTGAGGGGGGCGAGGGCGGTGGTCACGCAGTGCTTTCCGTTTTTCTGGCCTGCGTGTTCCACAACCTCTTCATCTCCGCGTTCAGCGCGCGGTCCTGGCGAGCATCTTCACTGGTGCGGCCGGTGCAGTCCACCGCCGGCCCCTTGTGGAAGCAGGCCCAGCACACGAAGTAGCACGGCCCCTCAAGCGGCGTGGCGCCTGCCTTCGTGGCCCGCGCCCACTTGCCGAGAAGCTGCGGCACGGTCTCGCCGCCGGTCAAGTCGATCTTGATCGGCATCTGCGCCCTCATCGCGTAGCTGCCGCACTTCGGGCACGGGGCCATTGGCTGGCCGTACACCCACTCTGCGCGCTTCGCCGGATCGCTTAGCACGGCTTAGAACGTCGTCGGCTGCGCGATGGCGCGGACCAGCTTCATGTACCCGGTCTGCAGGTCGGTCTGCGCCAGCGCAGCCCAACGACCGGGGTTCGTGACCGTCGAGTGCGGCGCGTGCCCTTCGGGCAACGGCTCGCGCGCCTGGTCCTCGACGTAGTGCTGCACGCGGTTGACCAGTTCGCGCGTGAGTTCCGCGTGCTGCTTCACCTCGTTCATGAGCGCCGCCTCGGTTTCGTTGAGTTGGCGGTAGCCGGTGATCTTGGGTTGTACGAAAGTGTCCATGCGTTGAAATCTCCGAAAAAGTTTTCACGAATTTTTGAAAAGTCAGCTTCCTGACTTCGGTTCCCTGTGGGGCCCCGCCCCAGGGGGGTGACCCCCCTCCCCGGAATTCGGGCCCTCCCCCACCCCACCCCCCACCTCTTCGGCAGCGAGCTCGGCCAGCAGGGAACCAACACTCGCGAGGCCTGCAGCGGCCAGCACCAGGCGCTCGCCACGCGGCAGCTTGATGGCCTCAACCTCCGGTTTCCTGGCCCCCTCAAGCCGATCATTCCAAAGCCGCACCATCTGGCGCATGGCGGCCGCCACGGACGCCCAGTTTGTGCGCTCGGCGTCATCGGCTCGGCCTTCCTGCAGGCAGGAATCGAGAGCTCGAGCGGCCAGATCCTTAGCCATGGCCATGGAATCATGAATCGGATGCTCCGATCGCCAGTGCAAGGCCTTCAAGCGCCCAGATGGGAAGGTGCAGAGCACTCCGCCAATGTGCGGATTGCCCGGGCTTTCGAGTAGGTGCAGGTTCATTTGTTGCAGCGCAGCATTATTTGCGGTTCCCTGGGAATCTGCAAAAGTGTACATGCTCCCCGCTTGTCGCCCAAACGGCCCAAAGGCGACAAAGTAACTTGGCTGGCACGATCCTTGCCCGAGGCTGACACTTTGCGTCACTGTGACACTTTGCGGCACGTGGTTCCGGGCCGAGAGTGACAAGGCTTGTCACTAATCGGTACGCTAGGGGTCGTTTTGGAGGTGGCACGGGCCATGCATGTACTAGCCTGTACGCAACCCCTCACAAGGACCATCATGCTCCCCCTCGCTCTCACCCCTGAAGGCCGGCCCGACTACCTGCAGCCCGCGCCTGAGGACATCAAGTCTTCTCCGCTGCCGCACCATCGCGCTGGCCTCACATGGACCGCCACGGGTTACGGGTGCCGCATCCCTTCCACGCAGATGGTGCGCATCGGCAAGCGTTGGCACCGTGTGTACGTGGCGCGGTTCTCCAACGCTGGGACCGCGTACGTGGAATCGCGCGGCAAGCGTTACCCGCTGCCCGACACTTTGTAGGTCTGGCACGCTCCCTGCATGTACTAGTCTGTACGCAACACACAAGGATCATCATGCCTAAGCTCACATTCGACGAAGCGCTCGAGCGCTTGAACGATCAACGCAGCATTTCCCGCGATGACGTGCAAGCCCGCGCGCTGCAGCGTTTCGTTTGGATCGCCGAATGGCACCTGCCTGGCTGCCTGTCGGAATCGTTCTCTGTCTGCCTCACGAAGCGCGATGCGATCGAGTGCGCGCTGTCGATGGCCGAGGGCCACGATGGCCCCCCGCGCGGCATGCGTGCTGACCTGCAGCGCTTCGGCAGGTCCGATCGCGTGCACGCCGATGCCTGGGCCCGTAGCGCCATCACCACGGTTGAACGCCGGAAGTTTTGGACACTCTTCTAGGCCTGGCACGCTCCCTGCATGTACTAGCTTGTACACCTCACGAGGACCGACACTATGACACGTGCAACCCGATTCATCCGCCAAGCTGCCGACCGTTGCCGCGCCAGCGGCGTGACCGTCGACATGGACTCCTCCTATTCGACCGTTGCCATCGACGCAGCCGGGTATGAAGGAGTTTTCATGCAAGGTGATGAGGCCGACAGTTTCATCGCTGAGGTGCGCTCTCTGTGCAAGCGCTTCCCCTCGCTCGATGAGGACACAGCTGCCCTCGCGCTGGCCGAACCCTATACCGATTGCATTTTTCACTGATCGGGCACGCTCCCTGCATGTACTAGCCTGTACGCAACCCCTCACAAGGACCGACACACGCCATGCGCATCACACATCTGTCCGTCGTCAACGACGGGGCTTTTCCTTCGGCATGGATCAAACCACGCCCGTGTCCTGGTCCTTGTCGTCACGCCCTCGCATCCGCGGCATGTATCGCACTTGGCGCGCGCCGCAACACGCGATTCGACTCGCAGGCCTTTCAGGACTGGGCCAAGCGCAACCCGGCGCCGGTGATGTCCTATCGCGAGATGCAGGCCACGCTCCGGGGGTTCGCATGAGCGCCGACAAGCCTGCACGTGCCCCCGATCTCGAACCACACTGCGGCTCCTGGGTCATCGTGCAGCGCACGACAAGAAGCCCCGTGTTCGAGACTTTCGACCGGGCGAAGGCAGACCGCATTGCACGGTACGAATCCGAACGCTTCGAGGTGCTGACCGCGGCGCAGTGGCTCGCCGAATTCAACCGGGGTTTGTGATGATCCCCGAAACCCTCACCCACTACTGGCTGCGCGAGCGCCGACGCGGCGCAGTGCCGCAGCCCGTATGGGTCGCGCGTGGCAACCAGAATCAGCCCCTCGCCTGGGCGCCCGACTACAGCGCGGCTCTCGTGCTCGCTGGCCCCGAAGTCACGCACCTCGAGCGCGTCTTTCCTGTCGTGAAGATCACGCAAGGGCCGACCGGTGCACTGCACGTGCACGACCCGATCGGCGGCGCCACGCACGGACCTTATCAGTCCCTCGCGCGAGTGCATCACCTCGCGTACCTCATGGCCGGGCCGCATGCGCGGCTCGAGCTTGACCCGTCAACCCGCTACTAGGAGTGCCAATCATGGCAACCCTTCGCCCCGGATCACTCGCCTACTTCGACACGTTCACGGGCCTTGTGCCTTGCCGCGTCGACAGGATCGAAGGCCCCGACCTTTTCAACGGGGCGCCGAGCTCCGAACAAATCGCCCACTTCACGCTGACCGCAAACCGCGGCGCGTACAAGCGGGGCGAAAAGCTGCATGCTTGGGTGCTGCATGTCGTGCCTCGTGACGCCGTGCGGGGTCAACGCATCATTGGTTACCGCGTGGGAGCCTGACGCCATGCCATACCTCGCCATGACGCAGCCCTCGAACCTCGACCGGCTGCAGGCTTCCCAGATCATCCGCAAGGTGCAACACCTGGACCCCGTGCGGCGCCGCACACTTCTGCGCGCCTACGCTGCCAGGCACCGCATGGACGCGCACAACGCAGTGCACGAGGTGGCCGAGCACTGGCGCCAGATCGCGGCTTTGCTTGACGCTGCGGCGGATGCCGCGTACCATTCTGTACACACTGCCTAGGAGCACTCACCATGCAACCCAACATCCCTGCCCTTCTCCGCACGTTCGCCGAACAGAGGCCCGGCCTCGAGTTCGGCAACTATGGCGACATCAAGGCCTACCGCGCCGAGTCGCGCAGCATCACGCGTGACCTGCACGACGCACGCACGATCTTGGCCGCGTGTGACAACCTGGCACCCGAGCACTGGGCCGAGGGCTTCCGCGCCTTCTCCGGGCGCCTCACCCTCACCACGCGCGACGACGGGTCGCAGACCCTGGGCTACTGCACCGGGCAGTACTTCCCCACTGAGTACCGCCGGGCGGTGTGCGCCGTCGCGGCTTCCGCCTTGTGGGCCTATCACCGGGCCGATGCCGCGACGGGTGGCGAGATGCGCGCGAAGTTTCGCCGGATCTTCGGCGCCCGGCTGCAGCGCCGTTGGTTCAACTGAGGGAGCGCCGGCCGTGCTTTCCATTCTTTCCTACGCCGAACGCGAGCGCCTGGCCTACGTTGTGGGCCGTTCCGATGCGCCGCTACTGGCCGAGCTCGCCGACTATGAGGCCCGCAACGAAAACAACGAGGATGCCATCGCGCAACTGGCCGACCTGAGTGCACTCTTTCCTGACGAAGACTTCGCGCAGGAGGTCATCCGCGACCTGCAGGTCATCGCCAAGCGGCTGCGGGGTGACAACCGAACCGACCTCCTGCAAGCGATTGAAGCACTCGGGAGCCTGCAAACCGAAATCGGCAACGCGGCTGGCGAAGGTGTGCACCTCGCCGCGAAGATTGAAAAGACCCTGACCGTCTAGCCCCCAGCCACCTTGCGGCCTCGTGGCCGCAATAGGCTGGCGACTCGTCCAGCACCACCCCAGGAGATCCCAACATGCGCACCCTGATCCTCGCCGCTCTCGCGCTGGCCTTGTCCTTCCCCCTTCAAGCAGCCCCCTCCCCCGAAGTCGCCGCGGTCAACGCCCAGATCCGCCAGGCGCGCGCCGAGCTCAAGCAGGCCCGCCAGGAGAAGCGCGCCAAGCGCGACGCCACCCGCATCGAGCGCGCCGAGGCCACGCTCGCCCGCCTGCGCGCGCAGCTGGCCGCCGTCAACGCCAAGTGACCCACCCCGGGGCCTACGGGCCCCACTCCTACCGGAGCGCCTGACCATGCAAACCCCGATCGCGAACCCCGCCACCGAAGCCGACTGCCAGATGGTGGCCGCCTTGTGGCGTCAGCACGGCATCGCCCGCGCGACTGTCGCCCTCTTCATGGTGCAATGGCTCACCGAGCCCGTGCGCTGGGAAGTCGTGGCCATGGGCGACC